GGTGGTGTTGGCAAGTGTACTGCGTTTAGTGCATTAATACCAAAACAAAAAAAAAAGTCAGAAGTTCAAATATACACACCTTACATTGGTTGCTTTGCAAGTAATCCAGATGTTAAATTAGTTTTAGAACAAACACTTCCTTTGCAAGACGCAAGGATAATGGCATCAGATAATATATTTTACTGTGAGCCTTACAAATCTAATTTTCAGTTTGGCAAACAACATATAATTGAAAGCTATTGTGAACATCATGGTGTTGAATATGATAAATCTATGTTGCCTAAATTATACACAAAGCATCATAAAGATAGTGTCAAAGAATGGCTAACTAAAAATGAGATAGGTAAATATTTATTAATTCAATTTTCTGGTGGACAACCTCAAATGGGTTTTAATGCTAGTAATCAATACACAAATTTAAATCCAAATAGAAACTATCAACCTTATCTTGCTCAACAAGTAGTTAATATGTTGAGAGAAGAATATAAAGATACAACTATTATTGATTGCACTTTACCTAATGAGCCTAGTTACAATGATACTATTAAGTGTGATTTACATTGGACACAGATACATGAAATGATGAAAGATGCGACAGGATTTGTAGCTATTGATAGTTGCTTAAATCACTTCTCACCGTCAGCAAATAAAGCTGGAGTAGTTGTTTGGGGTTCAACACGTTGGACACAGTTTGGTTATTCTCATAATAAAAACCTACAATTTCATATGAAAGATCAATGGAATGAGTCTAAATTTTATGATAGCGACCCAAGAAACAATATGGTAGAACCTAGATTAATTCTTGATGAATACAAAAAAATAACAACAACAATAGGTAAATAAAATGGCAAGAACAACAGAAGAAAAAGCACAAGACTATACAGCTATGGGTCATAGCGTTACTATAATTACAGATGTAATTGCTGGAGATTCAATGGCAGATGATACAGCAGAAGATAAACAATCAGCAGTTGATAGAAATGTTGAACACCTAGAGTTAATGGTTGCTGAAGATGATTGGGGTAGCGAAAGTATGACAGCAGTTAATGCAGCTATCGTTGCTGGTAATAATTATACAGCTTAATAATATAATAATTGGAAGATTTTAATGCAGCTTTCCAAACATTTTACATTAGAAGAATTTGAAAAGTCACAAACTGCTACTAGAAAAGGAATAACTAATAAAGCTGGTAGTGGAGAGATTAAAACTCTAGGCGATCTTTGTTATGAAATACTAGAGCCAGTAAGAGTAAAGTTTGATAAACCAGTTACAATAACAAGTGGCTATCGTAGTAAAGAACTTTGTCTAGCCATTGGTAGTTCAGAAAATTCACAGCATACTTGTGCTAATGGTTCGGCAGCAGCAGATTTTGAAATAGCTGGTGTATCTAATCTTGAAGTAGCTTTATGGATTCAGAATCATTGCGACTTTGACCAATTAATTTTAGAATATTATACAGGCGAAGCAAATAGTGGTTGGATTCATGTTTCATATAAAGATGGCTCAAATAGAAAACAAGTCTTAACATTTGATGGAAAATCATATAATAATGGATTACCAGACGCAAAATGGTCTGGTGGAAAGATGAGTAATTAATATGGCTAAAAAAACTAAAACTAAAAAAGTTCCTAAAGGTTATCATAGAATGCCAAATGGCAAACTGATGAAAGATTCAGCTATGAAAAAAAGAAAGAAAAAATACTAATGGCTATGAAGAAACCTATATATGCCAAAGCTAGACCAAAGAAATTAGGGAAACCAAAATCTTTTAACAAGAAGTCTAAAGCATATAAATCAGCTAAAAAAAAAGCTGATAAGAAGTTTGGTAAAAAAGTTTCTTTATATAAAAACATCTTTATTTCACAAGCTGTTAAAAAATATAAGCCTAGAAAGAAAAAGTAATGGCTAAACAAAACGCATTACAGAAAATAGAATCTCACGAAAAGCTATGTAGAATAATGCAGAAATTAACTCACGATAAAATTAATTCAATAGAAGAAAGAGTAAAAAGATTAGAGAAAATTTTACTAATCTCTACAGGCTCATTGATTAGTGCTATGGGCTATGTAATATTTACATTATTATCAAAATAAGGTACAAGTTATACTTGTATGAAGAATAAAAGAATCCTTGTCATTTCTGATATGCACATTCCTTATCATCATAAGGACTCAATCAAATTTTTAAAAGAAATCAAAAAAGAATTTAAACCAGATAGAATAATTAATATTGGAGATAGTTTAGACTTTCATGCAATTTCTATGCACGACTCAAATCCTGATCTTTATTCTGCTGGTCAAGAATTAACTGAAGCTAGAAAATATATAAAAGAATTAGAGAGTGTATTTCCAGATGTTACAGAAGTAGATAGTAACCACTCTAGTTTAGTATTTAGACGAGCATTAAAATATGGAATGAGCAAACAATTTATTAAAAATTATGGAGATTTTTTAGGTACAAAAAAATGGAAGTGGGTAGATAATATAACTTTAACTATGTCTAATGGTCAAAGGTGTTTTTTTACTCATGGTATGAGTGCTGATATTTTAAAAGTTTCACAAGCTATGGGCATGAATGCTGTTCAAGGACATTACCATACGAAGTTTGTAATCTCTTGGTGGGCTAACCCAGATAATCTATTCTTTGGAATGAATGTAGGTTGTTTAACTAATCAAAAATCAATGGCATTTGAATATGCTAAAAACTTTAAAACTAGATTTATTCTTGGTTGTGGAATTATCCTAGATGGTATTCCAAGACTCCTTCCCATGGTATTAGATAAAAAAGGTAACTGGATAGGTAAAATTGTCTAGGTTAAAGGGTCATAAAAGCGATTTAAAGGCTACTGACAAGCAAATAGGTGGGAAGCACTATAAGCAATATAAAATCCAACCTATTGAGTTTATAGTTAAGAATAAGTTAGACTTTATACAGGGTAATATTATAAAATACGCACTTCGAAATAAGGTCGGAGAAAACCCTAACGAGAAATGGGATAAAATCATTCATTACTGCGAATTAGCAAAAGAGTTGCAAAATAAAAAATAAGGAATATTAAGCATGAATGAACTTCACTTATATAATTTATTCAATTCTTGTGCTATACTGGGCAACAATAATATTTGTAACAAGTAATATAAGTGTATAATTATGTGGTTAGCTTTACTAAAAAATCCTCTAACAAAAATAGTCTTTAATAAGGCTACTGAACATTTTAAACACAAAGCTGAAAAAGTTAAAACAATAAGAGCAGCAGAAATAGAAGCTGCAAAAGATGTAGATATAACTAAAATTAAAAGCCAAGATAAAAGTTTTAAAGATGAAATTTTACTCATTTGGCTTATTGGAATGTTAAGTACAGGTTGGTTTGAAAGTACAAGAGATAGATTTGAAGAATGGGTAAGAATCATAAATGATCTCCCTGATAGCGTATGGTATCTCGTAATTATCGTCTTTACAGCAACATTTTCTACCAAGATGACAGATAAGGTTTTAAACAGAAACAAAAAGAAGTAATATGTTTCAATGAAAGTTGATGCAGTAATTATTGAAGTAGAATTTAGATTAGAAACTTCCCACCACCCTTACGGACATTTTGTTAATTTTAGATTTATAGATGTTGTTCCTAACAGAACTAAACTATTAAGAATGTTATCTGACGTACAAAAAAATCCTGAAGTTGATCTTGTAGGTTATGATTATACTGAAACTCCCATCACATCTAAAACTAGCTTAAAGTATTTTGAAATAACTAGACATTAAATCTAGGGTGGAGAGAGAGAGCAAACCACCCAAGACCAAATTATTAACTCTCGCTAATAACTCTATTCACTAACTGATAAACAAGGGAGCAAGCCAATTCTCGTTAGTGAAATTCATTAAACTTTACTATTTAAAGCTAAATCTCTTTTTAATTCAGATTGTTTTAAACTTACATACTTATCTAAATTATTATAATGGTATCTAGCTTTAACTAAAGCCATTTCAGCTTCTGCATAAACTTCAACAATTTTTTTATAATTTTCATCTGTTCTAGCTTTGTGTTCAGCTTCAATAACAGTTTTAGAATCTAGCTTATGTTTTAAAAAACATTTAGAATAAGTTGCTTTAAGACCTTCATTTAGAATTATAACTTTACCATGTGCTATACTCCATTCAGTAGATGCTTTTTCTAGTTCTTCATATGATTTATTACTTAAACTCATACTATAACTCCTATAATAAATCCTACTACAAAACAAATCCATTCTCGTCTGTAATAAAGTTCTGTTGCTTTCCAATCGCTTTTAGTTTTTCCAAATATAATCATGGGTAATTTAACAAGTCCTCCTGTTCTTCTTCTAATTGTTTTATTTGTTGTTTTAAATGTTTGTTTTCTAACTGGTATTTTTCAGCTAAACCTCTTTGTTGTTTTACTTCTAAATACAATGCTTGTACTTCTTCTTGTTTGAAAGCGAAGTCTTTTTTTAATTCATAGACCTCGCTAACAAGTTTATAGTGTGTATCGCTTACTTTATCGACCATAATTAAAATGGAATCTCATCATCCATATCAGACATATTATTAACAGGAACTGCATTATCTGGTGCAGAGGGTTGAGCCTGTGTCATTGGCTGTGCTGTGTACTGTGGAACAGTTTGACCAATAGGTTTCATACCATCAACATTCTGTCCACCCTGATAAGGCTTGACCATAAAACAAGTTACTACTTGCTCTGTATCTGCCCCAAATTTAGTTTCTTTAGCTTGTTGAACTTTACTACCCCATTTAAGAGAATAACCAGCTTTAGAATAAGCCTGAACTTGTGGCTTGTTATACCAGTTCATAAATTCACTTAATGAAAATAGTTCTTTAGTTAAACTACACATAAATTTACCTTTAGCTGCTGATGCACTGTACTCATAACTAGGTGCTTTCTTTCCTGTTTCATATAGCTTTAATGTTAAGCCACAGAATGGCATATCATAGTTTGATTTATTATTTTGATACATTTTTTTTTCCTTTTTTTAGTTTATTGTATTGTCTTACTGATTCATTGAATAATTTTTCGGATTTATGACAACTTAATAATCCAAGAAATGCTTTCATATGTTCTTTTTTATACAAGATTTGTCTAGCTTCAAAGTCTGCTTTATCTTTAGGAAGCCTAACAACATACATCTTATGTATTTTCTTGCCTGTCTGTTCTTCATAAGCAAGTTTATAAGCATGAAGTTGATGAATCATATTTACAAAGATACCCTTTGAAGTTTTTATATCTATAAGCCATAGGTTCTTACTAGAATCTTCTGCAATCAAATCTACAGTTCCACAGTAACCTCTTTCTGAATATAGAATTTTTTCAGACTCAATCAGTTTTAATTTATGTTTAGTCCAAAATCTTTTAAACTTATCAAAGCAACCTTTAACTATTGGGTCACTAGGTTCAGTAAAGGGTTGTCCTTTAACCCATAACTCACAAAATTTATGCACCATAGAACCAATAGATAATACACCATCTCCTTGCTTTCTAGCATTAGCTTTAGCATTAATAACTATTGAGTCTATTTTATCTAATGGAATACCTTGTCGTTCCATCTCATCTGTTAAAGCATTTACTTGATTACTTATTTTCCAATTCTCTAACATTGGACTAGCTAACTTACCAAGTATTGTACTTGTACCAACTACATATTCATTGTTATGAATGTAGACGTGCTTTTCTTGATTGAACTCAACTGTGTGACCATGCTCTGTATTAACGATTGTCATTACTCTCTCCCTTATATTGTTGTTTGTTTTTTGATTTAGAAACACAGACTCTATTGTATTCTTCAATAAATGTTTCTGTTGTTAAATTATACTTGCTTATAACTTTATCCATGGCTTTGATTCTTTTATCTTTCCATGAAGATGTCGTTTTTGATTGGATATACATTCTCTCTCCTTTTTGTTAAAAATGTTAAGTTAGCATCTAATATAGGTTTAATCCAATAGTCAAATGAAACATTAAAATATTCAGATAATTTTTTAAGGTTTATAGATTTAATTTCATTCTGTCCTCGTTCATACTTTTGAACTTGTTGGAATGTTATATTAATTGATTTAGCTACCCTAGTCTGCGTGTAACCTCTCATAAGCCTAATCTTTTTTAGCTGCAATCCTACAATTTTAGTAAAGATTAACTCATCATCTTTTTCACTTATTCTCCATTCTGCCATTAACTCTATAAGCGATTGGTTAATCTCTAGTACATTGGTATTAGTTCTTGGTTTGTGCATTGCGTTCCTTTTCTTTTATTTTTTGTATTTTTGTTAGTTCTTTATCTATTTGTTTAACAACATCTTTATTGGCAATAATTTGTTTAAATAAAATTATTTTATAAGAATGTAATTCAAGTTCGTTACACCCATTAAGATCGAGATACATTATTTACTCCTATATAGTTATGTTTGTTATTGATTCGTTCTAGCCAACCAGAATAAAAATCTAATCTATAATAATATTCATTATAAAAACTAACTTCGTCTTTAATAAGGCTAGGGTCAGTATTAGTAGACATTTCTTCTCTGTATTTAAGGTCTAGGTATTTAAATTTTAGCTTTTCAGTTAAATACTTGTATTGATGTCTTTTAGTTAAGGACACTATGACCTCGATTGGTTAAGCAATTTTTAACTAATTTTTTATTTGTGTATTCAGCTTTAGGCATAAGCCATAAGACACCAGGTCTTAAATACCAATTATGAACTACCTTATAAGACTCTACTAATTGATTAGTATTTTCTTTAGCTAGTGTTTTACAATGTTGTAAATCATTAGTTATTTCTTTAGCTTGGCTTTCATTAAATGAAGCTGATGATCTCCCAGCAGTATCTATTATAGGTTTATACGCACAGCCTTGTAATAGAGTCATAGATAGCATGATTAAAAGTATTGTTTTCATATCTTGTTTTTCCTCTCTCGTTATAAAGTTGGTTGATGGTACTTAACTTGATGTAACTGCCAAGCCAACTTCTTTTTTTTGTGTTTCACTTTTAGCAACTGTTCCAGCAATACTTTCTCTTTGTGTGTACTCTTGTCGTACTGCTCTTGCATTTGAAACATTTTTTTTAGGTTCATGTTTATTACCTTTTAATTGACTCACTTGATTAACCAAATGAGTATCTACAGGATTAATTAAATTAATTTCTTCCTGTAAATCTTGTAATCCACCAAGAGTCATATCTCGGTGGAAAATCGGCTTAAACTTTTTAGCAATCTCTGTACTAAAGTTTGAGTTAGTTGGTATTCTCATTACTTCTCTCCCCATATTAAAGTTATTACTATTGATAATGCTAAAGCTAAATATAAATGTTCCATTATGCTCTCTCCTTGTTTAGTGTTAGTTTAGGTCTTTTTATTATTGTTAAAGGCATATACTCATTTTTTTTCTCGTAAGTATGATCTTTAATTGTACCATTAACAGTAATTTTATCTCCAACATTATATATTGAAACTTTTTGTTCCTGTGGTTGATCTGCCCAATCTACATCAACCATATCTAATTTTACAAATTGTTTAGAATTACCAAAATAAATTAAGTGATTATTATTTTTATCTTCAAATTTATGTCCAAAAGTAATTATTGGATAGCCATTTGGATTATCAACTACATAACTAAATATATCAGTTATAGTTAATTCTAAATTTTCTATTTTTTCTTCTACTGTACCTATGTGAGATTGTTTAGCACCAGCATCTTTTAATTCTTTTTCTTTTAAAAACTCTAAATGTTTTTTATGATCAATAACATGAGAAGTCATTATTAACCAATCTGGAGTATAAGGTATATAAACAGGAGTAACATATTTAGGTCTTAACCAAATATCAATAGGTGGAACAAAACCAATTTTTTCTTTAGCTACAATTTTTGCTTGT